GCCTCTGACTCTTGGCTGTCTAAGAACATTCGGCCTATGACCTTGATTTTCATACTTGTCGTTTACACCATTTTCAGTGTTGGCTCTGGATTTAAGTTTGATGTAAACGAGAAGTATGTCGAACTGCTTGGCCAATGGGGAATGCTGATCATGTCGTTTTACTTTGGCGGCAGAACCCTAGAGAAAATCCTAGCTATGAAGGGTAAGAAGGATGAACCTAAGTCCTAACTTCACCCTAGAAGAGCTGACCCGTTCTGAGACTGCTGCTCGCAATGGTTGGGATAACACGCCAAATGAGGCTGAGATTGAGAATTTGAAGCGCTTGTCTGCTCTACTCCAGCAAGTCAAAGAAGCGGTGGGTGGCAAGCCAGTAATGATCAATAGCGGTTTTAGGTCTAAAAAGGTCAATGACGCTGTAGGATCAAAGGATACGAGTCAGCATCGCCTTGGTTGTGCTGCTGACATCAGAGTGCCGGGGATGACTCCAAAACAAGTGGTGGACGCTTGCATAGAGAAAGGAGTGCCGTATGATCAAATCATTCTTGAGTTCGATTCGTGGACGCATATCAGCGTTACTAACACGCCTGAAGCAGCGCCTCGGAAGCAAGAACTCGTCATAGATAAGCAGGGGACTAGAGCTTATGGCTAAAAAGGGTGTATCGCTTTCGCTTGGCCGTGGTGAGAAGCTGCCTGTCAGCCGTGGTGCCGGCCTGACCGCCAAGGGTAGGGCTAAGTACAATCGCGCCACTGGCAGCAAATTACGTGCTCCAGCTCCCAACCCAAAGACCAAGGCTGACAAGGGGCGTAAAGCCTCATTCTGCGCCCGTATGCGTGGCGTAGTCCGTAACGCCAAAGGCCCAGCTACGAGGGCCAAGGCATCACTCAGAAGGTGGAACTGCCGATGAAAAAAGGTCTGTACTACAACATCAACAAGCGGCGCAAAGAGGGTAAAGCGCCCAAGAAACCCGGACAAAAGGGCTACCCAACAAGGGAGGCTTTCGTAAGGTCTGCAAAGACCGCCCGGAAACCTCGCTAAATTACTCCTTCTGGCCATCCTTCCGGCCAGCTTGAACCCCCGGCTTTATGCCGGGGTCTTTTTATAGAGCGTTGACTTGGTCACAAATTACGCTGGCAATGGTTGCTGCAATCTCTGCGTTGCCATGACTCATCGTGCAGACCTTTACGTTATCTGCATCGATGATCTCAATATCACCATTGCGCTGCACCATGACCACCCAAGGTAGGCGGCACATGTCCTTGACCCACTCAGGCTCTCTTCCCTTTTGTTCGTGCCACGCTTGCTGCTGATCGTCTTCCTGTTCCTGTTGTTCCTGATTTGGTTGCATTTGTAGCCTTCGTTGGTTTCTGGATTTTGATTGCCTTTGGCTTGCCATTTTTCCCCATCACTAGCGGCATTGCTGGCGTATCAGTTTGCACTAATTGACCCTCAAAAAGGTAGGTTCCAAAGTGCCCAATCTTGCACCACGGAGCTGCCCAAACGGTGCCGCCGGCTTTTCTAAAAGCATGGCAAAAATGATAATCTTCACTTAGAAGCCTTCCGCTTTCAGGGTCTATGCTTTCCGTAAAAAATTGATAGACCTCTTGACCAGCCTTCATGTGGCTCATGTCATTTTTAAACTTCGGCGTTTTCTTCTTTAGCTTTTCGAACACCTGACGCTTAATCAGCATCACGCCAGTGCCGCCAGCAGCTACCGGGAAAGCCTCATTGATTGGCACGGACACGGCAGGCGTGCCACCCAACAAATTGACAACGAATGAGCCGGTAAATTTTGATAAGTCTTGCTCGCCCCTAAGAGCGGCATCTTTGACTGTCCCCCAATTTATTTCCTTCTTTGGGCAGATGGCCACAATCACGTCTTTGTCTACGTGCAGCATGTGTAGGATGTCTTGCCCTCTGAACTTCATGTCTGCGTCGATAAAGAGCAAGTGGGTCGCATCGCCCTCCAGAAACTGATGGGTCAGGTTGTTGCGTGCTCTAGTAATCAGGCTTTCATTGAACATAAAAGCGGATGAAATTTTGATTCCGTGTTGCATGAACACTGAGTGCAAATCAAGCAAGGATTGTATGAATACTCCAGTGGCCATACCACCGTACATTGGCACTGCTAACTGAACGTGAACCATAAAGTCTCCTAATTAATTTGGGGGGTGCCAGAACCGCTGCCCCCCGGCAACGTCCTAATCACCATCCGGGACGCTGGATGGATGCACCTCTGGCTGTGCGGGGGGTAATTCGTTCCCCAAAAACTTCAACATGTCTTCCCATCTAACAAGAGCTAACGACTTCTCTCCATCAGCTCTCATCACAACAATAGGGGTTTGACCGTCCTTGCATGATGCTTCGGCCTGCTCCATGAATTCATACACCGCAATCTTTCTGCGCCGCTTGCATTCAATTACAAACCGATCAAGGATGATGTCCCCTTCACCGCTCTCCTGATACTGAACAAGGTTACGTCGCGTCTTATAGCCAAGGATCATATACAGATCACTGACTATATCGCGCTCATACTGCGCTCCGCGCTGACGCTGTAACTTGCCCATTAGAAGCAGTTGGTTGTGCAGTTGCCACCATAGCAGCATGTGGTGCAGACCATCATGCGACCATCTGATGTGGTGATAGTATGAGTGCGGCAGTTAGCATAAACTGCTGTGGCAAAACCAAGACCGAGTAAACCCACCAAAAGTTTTTTCATTTTTCCTCTCCGATTAAAAAGGTACATCATCGTCATCATCCAGCGACTTGCTTGGTGCTGGCTGTACATTTTGCTTGTAGTTTGGATCAGGTTTCCAGTTGTCCTCTTTCAAGCTAATCAACGGCCCCCTTGCAGATTGCTTCGTCCATGCGGCAATCTTGACTGTTTCGCCAGCAGCGTAAGCACGCTCTAGCTTTAACTCGCCCTTCCAATCTGGCCCGCTGCCCTCACCTTTTTTGTGATTGGTGTATAGAACCCCGGTGCCTTTCGCCAAATGGTAGCGGGCAAACGTCTTCCCGCCTTCTGTTACATCTTCCGTAATGATGATGTGCCCCATCTTCCTTAAATCATCTATTCGCGCCGCCAGCCGAGCGCAGCTAAACATACGCAAAGCGTCAAGGTGTGTAATCGTGTGTCCTTGTTGCATAAATCTCAGCACCATTTCGTTTTGCGTAAGTTTGCCTATCTTCTTTACTGGCTCTATTACTTTGGGGCATCACCACGTAAACGCATGTTCAGGTCTTGTTTGGCCTTACCAATCCCGCTTGTAAGGATTTCGTATAGACCGTCAGACGCATCCCGCACCTTCGGAAACATGGAGCTGTTGACCCTCTCGAACTCCCCTATCTTGAACATCTTGTCTTCTGTCGATGTCTTTTTGCTGTCAGAAAGTCGATCAACCATCGACAAGAATGCGTCCACCCAACCATCCGCGTCATTGTGTGCGCTGTATGGCTCGTCGCTACCCGGAACCATAATGATCCAATCGCCGGCTAATTCAGTTTGCTGGATGGTTACGGCTGGCATTGGCTCATCTTTCGGAATTACGATACTTTCCTTACGAGCTTCAGGGATTGTCTCGACTTCAGTTTCGTCGAGCATGCCCAATCCACAGTGAGCAAGCACTGATCGGCGTATTGCTTTGGTAGTGCATTTAAGTATTGCGTTAGCCAAAGCATCGCCTCGGAGTCCTCCGATATGCACGGCACCTTGGTTTTCGCTAGAACGTCCATCAGCCCCGGTAACTCTGACGCTGACAACGTAAATGTCATCGAGGCGTTCCTTACTCGTAATTTGAGTTGACAGTCTGTGGATGTTGCAGAGTTGTTGCGTGGCTCCCGCATTTGCATATAGCACCTGCTTTCCCGATAGGTTCAGCAGGTCAAACGGTTTGGCACTAGGGTCTAGTCCAATCTGCTTGCAGCGGTAGTTGTAATACTGCACCTTCTGAACTTGGTTTAGCCCCGACAAGTCCCCTTTGGTAACTATTGATTCAATGATCGCCGGATCAATTACGGCGACTTCTGACTTCGGTAGATTGACTACGTTACTCATTGTCTTCTCCTGAATTCCAATCCGGGTCAAAACCTTTAGTTTTTGATATCTCATAAAACCAATTCCAACCCTCAACGTCACCTTGTTCGTAAATAGAATCCGCCACCGCTTGAATCAACACGTCAATTGGTGCTTGCATGTCAATCAGCAGCTCTTTGATAGTTTCTATTTGCTCTTGCTTCGGGCGTTCAACAGCGCTAATAAATTGTTTTCGCAGTTCTGGATTGTTCGCTATCGCAACAGCGTAATTTACGAATTTTTTCAATTCTTTTTCATCTAATTTATCTTCAGGATTTTCCATAAGTAGCCCCTTACTTGATTAGAAAACGACGTGAACCCGGAACTTCTTTGACAAAGCGTGCGTAGGTGTCAGGCAAAGCTTTCTTAAACGCTTCCTCATCAAAGCTCATGCTCGACTTTGCGGTCTTCCATGTGGCTAAGATGTCGCCATTGAAAGCCTTGAGCGTTGCCTTGGTGCCCATAACCTTCTGAATCTCTTCCTTCAGACCTTTCTCGGCATCTTTGTATTCCGTCAGCTTTTTCTTAATCATGGCAAGTTGCTGGCAGGCAAGCTCCAGAGCTGCGTTGGCTACCATGCTTTGCCCATCATCCACCTTGTACACATCGGCGATGACATCAGACATGGTCTGCGGGTTGTAGCTCTTGGTCTTCACCATCGCCCAGAACTCAGCCATCGCCCGGATGTGGGCTTCGGCTTCTAGCGCTGTGAAGTTTTGTGGGTAGTGGCAAAGCTCTTGCCCACCAAAAAGAACTACTAAAACGACGTTCTGCACCCCCTCATGCACGATTTGCTCATGCAGGCATTGGGCGCGGTACTTGTCAGAGATCATCTCAGTGCCATCGTCGCCATACTTATTGCGCTGGTGGGTGCCAAGGTTCTTGACCTCATACAAGGTCTTGCCGTCGGCAGAGATGTAGTCAAAGTGGCTGGCTAGCCATTCGTGCTTCGGGTGGCGCAACGCATAGTCTGCGTCCTTGAACTCCCACCCCCAGCGGCCAGCAGCGATACGCATGATGGGTTCTTGCATGTGCAACCCCATTTGTACCGCTTCAATGTTTGAAAGGTCTTCCCTTTCTTTCTGGCCTGTCTTCAGAAGATAGACTTCACCGCCTTTGCCTTCGGCGATCATGCCTGCGTCACTACTCCAGATTGCCTCGTCACGAATGGCGAGGTCTTGTTCGCTTAGTGCCATATCAGCCCCCTTAATTGATTAGCGAATTTATACAGTAACACCGAAATACCGTTTATGCAACAACGGTCTATTAAGTTTAAGCCAATCCTCCGCTTCCATGTAGTTTTTAGAGTCTGAGCCATGCCCACGCCCGATGGTGCTAGAGCCTACGTGGTGCACGTAAGCTCGGGACAGGTAATGCTGGTATCCCTCATCGGCCATATCCGCACAAGCCACGTTATCCGAGAAAAAATTTGTGGGTGGGAACCCGGGCCATCCTTCCTTATCCACGCTAGCAAAGAGCGGAGCTGTCCATTCCACCTGAGCTATCGTGTCCTCGCTTGCCCATTTCATCCCGTTCCAGTTATCAGTTTCTTGCCTGAACCGGATGTTTTGAGGCATTGAGGCCATGTTGCTACGGGCTGAGACAAAGCCCACCTTCTTGCCCTGCTGCTTGAGCATGACCCGATCATGGGTCAGCAGCCAGTAGGTATTTGGATCAAGCACCACGTCATCGTTAGCAATGATGACTGTCTCATGGCCATCCATAAAGGCTTGGCTCATGGCGTAGTTAAAGCTGTCGCCAAAGTTCTTCTTGTCGTTGTCTCCGAGCCAATGGATGAACTCGTTCTCCACCAACTTATCGAAGTTTCCGTAGACGTAGACTTTTGTTTCCCGTGGAACGTACTGCTCTATGCTAGCCAGTAATACATTTATAGCTTTACTACCCTTTGTGCATATCACAATTGGTGTCATCTTAGTCTCCATAGCCAATGAATATCCCGATGGCGACTATCACCACCAAAAAGATTACAAAATTCCAAACTTCCATTTAGACCTCCTGAATTGTGAGTTTGACCTTCACTGGCACCGCTTTTTGCTTTACCCAATACGGGTTGTCTTCTAGCCATGCCAGAGCGTGCAGTCGGGTTCTGAAGAGTGCCGTGCGGATCGGCTGGCTTGCGTCTACCGTGTCGTTTACAAAGCCGTATCGAGATTTGATTGCCCAACAGTCTTTTCTCACAACCACTCCCGGTGATTCACAAACCAATCAACGGTGTGGATTAGGCGTTTTTCAATGTCTCTTGGCCACCAGCCAAGCTCTCGCATCAACCCACCATCGAGGGCGTAGCGCAGATCATGCCCGGGCCGGCTTGAGTGAAAATCCACCATCTCATATTTCAGGTCACGGCCAACCCCTCTGGCCACCATCTGTGCGAGCTGTAAGTTATCCAGCTCTACTGAACCCACGATGTTGAACTTGGGACACTTGGCACCACCAAAATCAACGCCAATTTGCGGTTCATTAATTAATAAAAAGATAAGCGCATCGGCCACATCTGAGGCATGGATGTAGTGGCGAGAGCCTGCCTTGGTCTTTTCCGCATTGCTATGGATGGTCACAGTCTCCCCATTCAAAACCTTCCTGATGCACATCGGAATGAACTTTTCAGGCGATTGACGCTCACCAAACACGTTCATTGTATGAGTGATGTAAATTGGTAACTTGTAGGTATTTTCATAGGCTACGGCAAACTCTTCGCCCGCTGCTTTGCTGGCAGAGTAGGGATTTGTTGAGTTGTACCTATCGCGCTCTTTGTAGGCTATGCCTTCTGGTGCTGGCCCAAAAACCTCATCTGTTGAGAAATACACAAACCGTTTTAGGTTTTGGGTGCGGGCAAAGTCTAGGATATTGACCGTTCCAATTACGTTATCCATTGCAAACTCAAGCGGATATTCGATTGATCGGTCTACATGGCTTCCAGCCGCCAAATGTAGGATCACATCCACGCTGCCGATGTGAGCTGCCACATGCGGATTGATTGCAGCCTTCAGGTCATGGTGAACGACCTTAACTCTGGCCTTGGTTGGCCTATCGAATGGCTCAAGCGCATCGCTTAATCGGTTCAGATTACCGCTGTAATCCAGCCGATCAAGACTGACAATCTCTGCATCCGTTTGCATCAGCAAACTGTATATGACGTGATGACCGATAAAGCCTGCACCACCTGTAACTAACACTCTCATTTCGTTTTCTCCCAATATTTTTTGTTCTGCTCTCCGACCCAAAGGCCGGCACAGATCATCTCTAATTCTTGTGACGGAGGGTTAGTTTTGTAGGCAACGGCATAAGCTGATTTTCTGCCTTCGCTCATACCAACAGCAAATGTCAAAGCACAGCATAAAACCGTCATCAACACCCAAAGTGTTACGTCTGCTAGCCTCATCACAAACCCCTTAAACCATCACAAATCCGCTGGAGCATGGCGGCGTGATGCCGAATCTCCGTGGCCAGATTATCAATGGTTTGATAACTAGGTTTATACGTTTGGCGTGTAACTTTGTTTAACTCGGTAATGAGTTTATTGAGTTCGACAACATGCGTTGCGACATCGAACAATGCCGGATCGGCATTTCGTAAATCCATATCAGCCCCCTGATTGATTAGTTAAAGAGTGTTTCTAGCTGTAGACGGTGCTCTTTCATGGCTTCAATACGCTTGGCCACGGTAGCTTCTTCAAGCCGTAATTCAGTTAAACGAGTGGCCAGTTTACGCTCTAGTTCCAGCGATTTGAGCGTGTGTTTCAGTATCTCGTCGATACTGTACTCATGCCTGATATTCATGGTTTTCCCTTCTGATTAGGTGCGTGTACACATGTACACGCTGTTAACGCTACACCCATGTTTTTAGGTTTGTCAAGCAGAAAATAAAAAGGGGGCTTTCGCCCCCCATAAGGTTAGTGTTTCAAGGTGATCACTTCAAAGTCTGTGATCTCTTTTTTGGTGTCATATTCAAAGATTCCACTGTGGTCTGCATACCAGCCATTCCGGTTGGTCATGTCGATCACTACAACCTTTATGGTTTCTCCGAATGAGTGCAAGTCCCTCCAATCTTTCTTGGCCTGTTTGACTGCCCTCTTGACCGCTTCATCCTTGTCTGAGTTGTAAGCCCAAGATGAACCACCACCAACAAAAACGATGCCGCAATAGTTTGTACCCATTGAGTACCTCCGTGATTAGGATTGTTAAAGAACGATGAGAGCTTGTACTCTCACTTATCATTATACACCAATTACACAGTTTGTCAAGTACCCATGTTCCACGATGTAAAAATATCTTGTGGATAACTCAAAATATCTGTGGATAACTCTGTGGATAACCTGTGGATAACTTTGTTGGGATATAGCCTATATGGTACTTATTACGGGCGTATACTATATGACATATATTTAAAATGGGTGTCGTATACTGTACGCCCTTACCTAGATAACAAAACATATAGCGTATAGGTTGGATCAGGCTGTGGATAAGTGGCCGTATCCAATGCTGCCGTATCCAATGTTTCGCTATCCAAAAACTCGGTGGTTGTGATTTTGACGGTAAATTTTGCTATCCAACTGCCGGCTGGCGCAAAAGTGCACGGCTGCGCTGCGACTGAGAAACGAAATCGCATCTCTAGCGGGCCTGTCTCGCAGGCCGCCTAGAATCGTTTCTACGGGCTTAGAATCTGCCGCCTATACCGTCACCCCTTCCCAATAAGAAAAAAGGCCCCTGCGGGCCTTAAATCAGATGTCTAAGCATTCAAAGTATTGGTCAATAACGTCTTCATGCTCAAAATCTCCGGTTTTCTCTTGGATTTCTTGCGCGTCACTGTCTTGGAACCAAAGAGAATCCCCGGTTTCCTGATCGGTTATCTCATAGGCCCATCCATTGCCGTGAGACGTTATGAGATACCGCCTGTTCGGAGTATTGAAAGAGATCATAAAAGCCCCTCATTAGGAAAGACGGGAAACCCCCGCACCGCTAGCCCCGCGATAGCAGGGCTAACAGGTCATGGGCTTAAGCCGTTATTGCTTCACCCTCGACAATGCGCTGAATCGTTTCTTTGGCCTCTTTCATAGCTTCAAAGGCGATATCTTCAAAGGTTCCATCTGTAAGAATCTCTTTGGCGTTTTCGTAACAACAGCCCCAAAGGGAGGCTTCACCTAGTAAAACCCCATGCTTAAAAGCCCGAACACGGAACCCGAACCAATCGTAGAAGCCCGTTTCGATCTTCCTGAAAAACTCTTCTTTTTGCTCTTCAGTGTCGAAGCAGTCGAAATGATCACGGGGGTTTTCCCATTCGGGGGAGGTTTCAACAACCAAACGGAACCCCTCGCGCTCTTCTTCGTGTAGTTTTGACCAATCCATTTAGATTCTCTCCCCATTTAAATAGGTTTCATGTTTCTTAGTGTAAACATTAACACCTAAGGCACGGAGTCTGCTCTTGGTTGTCGGAGTCGGCCATAAGGCCAAGGTTCGCACGTCTACGTCTACCGTCTTGGAATCATGCCAATAATCCGCGATATGGTTACCGTGTAAGAAAATCTCACTGCGCGGCCCGTATGGATTGCCTGCCGTGACGTAGTCCACGCAAGTATTGGACTGATTCCAATATTTACGGCCTTCGATAGCTTCTAACATCTGCTTTTCGATCTTTCTCATAATTTGACCCCTTTTAATGATTAGGAAATGACAACGTTTAGACGTTATCCCGTGAACCCCTAAAGATAAGGGTTCAGAGGCTAGCGTCTAGTTTAGAATGCACTCCCGCAGGGTTCGCATTTCATCATTCCAAGATTGGCCGCAGATGTAATCTGCCCCCGTTTCAGTTAAAACGATTCGGGAATAAATGCCATATCGAGTCCAAAGGGAAAGCGGAATTGCTAGCCTGCTAGCTAACCTCTTCTTGGTTTTTTCTCGGCAGCCTTTCGCAACCATTGAAAAGATAGCTGCTGCCTGCTCTTCTGTTAGTCCTTCAAATTTGCCTTGTTTAGCGTCATAGATTGCATGATCTAGGTTGTATTGCATTTTGAACCCCTTGATTAGATTGAAAAGAAAATAGAGCGAAGCGCTTGATAACGCGAAGCGCCTAAGTGTCGAAGATACCAATACGCGCGTTTTTTCCCGTAGCAGCGAATGTAGACGGAAAGCGCACGCGGATTAGATTCAAGCTGTAAGGCGATGTTATTCATAATTAAGCCCCTATCTTGTTTTCGGTTTCGATCCAATCCCAAGCCCTGCGGATCAATTCAGGAAATGCAGCGGATAAGCGGTCTAGATTGGCCGGGTCAGCCACTAGCATTGCGTAGCCGATATGAGCGGAAAAACTGCCCATGCGCCCGCGACTTAAAAAGAGTGCGGCAGCGCGTAGCTCTTCGACTTGATCGTCTGATAAATCGCCATAGTGTTTTGACATTTGAAACCCCTTTAGATTGTTTAGGAAGTGTGAGTATAAACGTGTAAGACGTGTGAGATGTTTACGTTTCCCTATATGATATATATGATATTTTTTAATCGATATCTATGAATTGATAGGTGTAGTCTATAGTGCATATATGAGAATGGATCAGGGGGTGGAGATATT